TAAGCATATTGTAAAGGCTGTAATCACGGGTGTTGCAATAACGCATATGCCAAAGAATCCTAAGACTTTTGCTAATATTATCAAAGGTGAAATAGACGATGATTATGAAGAGCAAGAGGAAAAGGAAGTAAAGAAAGATCTTAATACTGAGAATGGTGCTCCACTGAAGAAAGAATCTGTTGATTCTGATTTAAAGGTAACAACCTTCAAAAAGGCTAAGATTGTAGAAAAAATTTTGCAAGATACAAATATAAGCATTCAAAAAGCAGAACAAATTTTTGAGTTAATTAAAAATATTGCGAAAATGGCAAAGAAAAAAACTATTACCGATGAAGACATCACCAAAGCATACGAGGCTCTTGGCATAGAAAAGGGTGACGAATGTAAGGCTTGCGGTGGTGAAGAAAAGGATCTCGAAAAGGATAAGGATGAGTACGAGGAGACCGAAGAAGAAGAAACTGAGGAAACCGAGGAAACTACCAAAGAAGAGACCGAAGAGAAAGAAGATGATGCTGAAAAGGCAGACATCAATCTTTTGATTCAAAAGGCTATTTCAGACAACAACACTAATAATCTTAAGTACATTCGTGCTCTTGGTGTGTTGATTAAGGCTACAAATGATGAATTGAGTGCTTCTAAGGCAAGAGAAGAGGAAATGCTCAACATCATTAAGGGTCAAGAAGATACCATTGCTGAACTCAGTGACAGAATTGATGCTTTTGGCTCGGCTGCTCCTCGCAAGTCAATGGGAAGTGTAAAAGCTGTTGAGCGTCGTTTTGCAAAGGGTGACGAAACCGATTTTGAAAAGGGTGAAGAAATGCCTGAAAACACTTTCAGCATGAGTAGAAACAAATCGCAGGTTGCTGAGATTTTGGATCAGGCTACCTTTGCAAAGGGTTATGACGACGAAATGAGCAAGGCATGCTTGGCTTACGAGGCAAGCGGTGTTCTTCCTTCGAATGTTATTTCCCGTCTTAAGAAAGAATATGGAATAAATATTGTAAAATAATGAAACACTAATTTTTTGAAAAAATGGAGAGATTGTCGATCAATTTAGCCGATTACGGCTTCGCCCAGAATCAGGATGGTCTGCATATGGGTGCGGGCAGCATGGAAAATGTTGCTGCTCTTAACAAGGCTCTCGAGGCTGAACAGATTACGGGTCGTGATACTACGAATCTGACCACCGCCAGCGGTGCTCCTCTGAAGGTGGAAAGTCTGGAGAAGACTCTTAAACATCTTACTTTCCGCGAGAGTGATATTCGCTTGTGGAAGGATCTTCCGAAGAAACCTGCTTACAACACTGTTGAAGAGTACAACCAACAGACCTCTTATGGTCAGAATCGTGGTGGTTGGAATCGCGAAGGTGAACTCCCAGAGGAAGAAGATTCCATCTTTGTTCGTAGAGCTCAGTTGGTGAAATACCTTGGTGTTACCAAGAGTGTTACTCACCAGATGACTCTCGTCAACACTATGGTCGGTAGCGTTATGGAACGCACGATTAAGGATGGTACAATGTGGATTCTTCGTACCTTGAATCAGGGTTTGTATTTCGGCAATGAGAACATCGTTCCTGAGCAATTCAACGGCTTCCTTGCTCAGCAGATGCAGAGCGATGCTTGGGGTTCTTACGACGAGTACATGTCCAGCGAGCATGTTGTTGACTTGCGTGGTAGCGTTCTTACTGAAGATGCCATTGAAAGCGGTGCTAACAGCATTGTTGAAAACTATGGTCTCGGCACTCAGATTTATGCTGCTCCTGCTGTTCTCAGCAACTTTGTGAAGAACTTCTATGGTAACAAGTTCATCCAGCCCAATACTCAGGCTCTTAGTGCTGGTATTATGGGTCAGAAGGTTGTTGCCTTTGATTCGCAGTTTGGTCAAATCGGTTTGAACCACGATGTGTTCTTCAAGAAACTTCCGAGCAAGACCGCTAATTCTGCTGCTACTTCACAGAAGGCTCCTGCTACTCCTGTTTGGGATGCTACGACTCCTGTCGCCATTGTTAGCAGTGTGGCTGGTAGTAAGTTTAAGACTGGTGACGCTGGTAATGTTTACTATGCTGTCTCCGCAATCAACCGCTATGGTGAATCTCAACTTGCTATCTATAGCACTGCTGCCGCTGCTGTTGTTGCTGGTTGCGCTGTTGACCTGAAGTTTGCTGCTGGTGTTGGTACTAATCCTGCCACTGCCTACCGCATTTATCGTACCAAGGTTGGTGGTGCTGCTACGGGTGAGTTCTATCCTCTGTTTGAGGTGAGCGTTGCCCAATTGACGGCTGGCTACGATGGTGCTCTGGCTGGTCTGGTTCGCGATATGAACCACTTCCTGCCTGATTGCGAGCAGGCTATGCTTGTACAGTTTGACAACGAAGTCATTGAGTTCGCTCAGTTGGCTCCGCTCATGAAGATGGATCTTGCTGTGTTGTCACCTGCCTTCCGCTTTATGATTCTGCTGTATGGCACTCCGTTCTTGTATGCTCCTAAGAAGATGGTGCGTTTCATCAATGTTGGTACCACTATCGCCTGAGAATAGAGAATGGTGAATGAAGAAAAGAGGGCAACGGGAAACTGATTCCCTTGCTCTCTTTCTTTTTAAGTAAAAAATTTCAAAACATTAAAACAACAAAGCGATGAAAATTCATTCAAAAAATAATAAAGTTCAGAATACAAAACTTATCGTTCCAATTGACGGACTTGTAACTATTGATGGCGAAGGTATTGCCGATGTTTCCCCAAAGTGTGCTGTCCTTTTGGTTAGCAACACCAATGATTGGGAATATGTTAAGGGTAATAAGTCGCAAAAAGACACCGAGGAGACACCTAACGAACCCAATGGGGAAACTACCGATCCTGAAAATGAAAATGTTCCTACTGAGGACGAGCGTGCTTTACTGGAAGAAAAACTGAATAGTTCCACTGTTAAGGAGTTGCAGGCTATGTGTCAAGAGGCAAATCTCCCTGAAGAAGAGTGGAACAAACTTACTAAAAAACTTCTTGTTAAGTATTTGATGGAAAAGTACGATAACACTGAAGAAAAGTAAACAACAAAAATAATTTGTCGGATATGGCTTCAATCTCATTGAAAATAAGGTACAATAAGAATATTGACGCTGTACTTTCACCATCTGAATTGCGTGAAATATACTTGTTTGGAATTCCTATGTGCTCTAATGATGGTCGTAAGATGTCGTCGGCTTCTATGCTGCAATTCATACTTAATGCTCAGCAACTTGTTGAAGATATGCTCAGTATAAAGTTGAATAAGCAAGTTATTGAAGAGAATCGTGACTTCAACCGCCAAGAATTCATGAGTTGGGGCTATATCCGTACAATGTATCCTATTGCTTATGTTGATAATTTGGAGGGGTTGATAAATGATATTTGCCAAATAACCTATCCCAAGGAATGGTTGTCAATAAAGAAGCAAGAAAGTGTTGCTATTTACCGCAACTTGTATCTTATTCCAAATACAGGAAGCCGTAACGGAGCAACAATGACGCAAAATTCGTTAATTTACAATGGTCTTTCACCGCATCTCGGTTGGTTTGGTCAATCGTATATTCCTAACTATTGGCGTCCTCGCTATATTACGGGATGGGATAAGACACCTGCTGACCTTTTGGATTTAGTTGCAAAGTTGGCTGCAATAAATTCGTTGGCTGTTATAGGTGATATTCTATATGGAATTGGAATAACATCATTCAGTGTTACATTAGACGGAGTTAGTCAGAGTACACCTTTGGCACGCAGTGGACAAGGCGGTTTGTTTGCTGGTAGAATAAAGACCTATATTGACGATATAAATAATACACTGTTACCAACACTTAATAGCAAATACAGAGGAATTCCGTTTGAGGTCCTCTAAATAAAATAGAAAATGAGCGGAAACAAGAGCATAATAACTAATCCTCCTGTTGCCTACCAAACACCTCCTGCTGCAATGCAGCCACGTGTTGGTTGGGATGTAAATAGGTTTGAGACTTTAATACAAACACAAGGTTATGATGCTCTTATTGATAGAGCCTATCGTTGTCCGTGTGCAGATAAAACAAGCGGTCAAGCCTTAACAACTTGTCGTAATTGTTTGGGTCGCGGTTGGTTTTTCATAGATCGTACCGAAACTCGCGTTATTGCTCAACACATGGATAGCCGTAAACAATATCAAGAATGGTCTGAAGTGAATCGTGGCACCGCATCAATAACAACAAAGGGGATTGATCGTTTAGGTTTTATGGATAGAATAATCCTTACACAATTAGAGGAATTCTATAGTGAAATTTTGCGTCCCGTTTTGTTTGATGGTAAATTAGTCGCCTATCCAGTGTACGAGCCATTGAAGATATTCAATATGATGTTGTTTATTGATGACACTACAAAACTTATGCCAATTGAAGAAGGATTATACTCTGTAGAAGGTGGTGCAATAATATTTGATAACTCTATAATAGAGATGGTCAATCCTACTACCTTTAATGTTACGGAAATGCCTATTGCAATAACAATTCGCTATTCACATTATCCAGTGTATCATGTTATTGATGTGAATCGCGAACTTATGAAAGTTCGTGAAGGAAAACTTTGTAGTCTTAGTGATAGCGAATTACGGCAAATGCCGATTAATGTAACGGCTCGCAAGGCACAATATATCTTTGACGCACAGCGTTGGGGAAATGAAGCATTAGATAACACAATTTTTGGAAAGGAAAGATGGTAATGTTTGAAGAACTTAACAATAGACGCAAGGCTGTTGAACAAAATATCGTAAAGAGTTTTGTTGAAGAAAATGATATTGAAAAAGCACGAGAAAAGAAACAATTTAGCATCGGTGATACTTTCACTCGCCATGGCATTACATATCGCTGTACGGGGATAAGTTCTAACACTGGCAGACCGACATGGAGTAAAGTTAGCGGTGGTATTGAAAAACCAAAGGAAGAAGAAAAACAACAAAAAGAAACTAAACAAACTGGAAAACTTTCAGATCTACAAGTTGGTGACGAAGTAGAAATTGTAGAAGATAATAAGGGGAAGATAACAAAGAAGAAAGGTAAAATCACCAAAGTCAATGCTGCTTCTTTTGAAGTTGGTGGAGAACGCTTCTATAAACGCACGGGATACCATGTTGGTATGGACAATGTAAAAATACAAATTCCTAAATAAAAATGAATCCTATAACAATTGACTTAACAGGATTAAAGGGTCAATTTGGATTAGATGATAGCCAAATAGATCAGTTGACCGAAACTTGCGTTAATGCAGTTTCGGCATTGATCTATAATAATTGGCAAGCCGCAGCAAAGCGTGAGTTGCGTTCTACACGCGAAGAATACATTCAAAACATAATAAAGGTAGACAAAGGTCGTTTCGCAAAACAAATTGTACTTACTGGAATTTTACCAAATATGGTAGAACAAGGTGCAAGTCCATTTGATATAAAGCAGGGATTTCGCCGTTCTCCAAAAGTAAAGTACACAATACCTAAATACAGCAAAAAGGGAAAGATATTAGTCAAAGGCGGTGATTGGTATCTGACAGTTCCGTTTCGCATTGGTGTTCCTGGTACATTAGGTCAAGCAGGATTTACGGGACAACTACCAAGCGAGGTGTATGATGTTATTCGTAAACAAGGCGGTCGTCTTACAGTACAAGACATTCCAGCACCATATGATCAGCGTCGCACTCGTGAGGCAATTCCTGCTTCTAAAAATAATCCCTATTATGCTCCTTACACACATAAGAACAGCATTTATGAAGGATTAATGAAGCGCACAGCTCAATATGGAAAGACATCTCAAAACACATACGGGACATTCCGTAGAGCAGGTGCTAATAGCGATCCTTTAAGTTGGATACATAAAGGAATCAGAGCCTACAATTTAGCACAAAAAGCGGTTGATGCTACTGATGTAGAAACAATAGTTGAAAATGAAGTTACACAATTCTTAGAAACAATACTATGAAGAACAAAGTAGGAATATTGATGCCTGAATTGGTAATACATAACATTTTGGTTGCTATAATCAAGATGTTGCGTAAAGACCTAAATGAACACGAAGATCAGGATACAATTCTTTACAAGATATTAGGACTCGATGAAGAACAACAAACGCTGCAACTTAATATCTATAATTATTATAAACAAGCCAAGAAGATAATCCAGACGGAACATAATCTTAGCATCAATTTTGGTTACAATCAAGAAGTTGCTAATATGATTTCGCTGCATATTATATTGCCTTCTGAAACTGGAAAAATAGGTATTGGTGCCGATGAAGGGTATATGACAAACATAGACGACACCGAAACATTGTATAATGGTTACTACACTTCGGTGTATGAAGCAACTTACCAAATAATGATAACCTCAAACAATTCAGCAGAAGTAAGTGTCGTCTATTTTATTTTGAAGAGCATGTTGCTTATGTTGGTAGATCAATTGGAATTGATGGGATTGCGTTTGCCCAACATAAGCGGTAACGATATTGTGATGCAAGATGATCTTACTCCTGTGCCTATTTTCCACAAGGTGTTGAATCTTACATTTACTTACGAACATAATGTTCCACAAGCGTTACAGAAATCTATTATCAAAAATTTCCATTATGCTTACAGATTAGTGGATTACAATACAGAAGATTTAGAAACAAATACAACTATAACGATTAATAACGAAAATTCTTAAATTAAAGAGAGATTATGGCAACTGTAGTTAATTTTCACGGAAAAAATTACATTGAACCAGGAAGTTATGCTGCTACAGTGTACAATCCAACATCGGTTGTGAATGTTGCCGAGTTCGGTAATGTGATGATAATTGATACGGGATTGTCGCTTGCAACTGTGAATGGCGTCAATACTGAATTTGCTGGTGGCTCTGGTGTTAACGGACAATTGGCAAAAGGTTTGAAGTCTGTTTATCAGTTTGAAAATTATGAAGATTTCCTGTCGTTCATTGGCGGTGGTCTTGTTGGCGATATAGCCAATAAGATTTTCACTCCTATTGATGGGGTGCTTGGTGCTCCTAAACTTTACTATGTGCGTGCTGCTACAACAGAGGCTGCAAAGATTGAACTTACTATTTCAAGTGGCAACAAACTTACTTTGACTTGTAAGAATGAGGGTCTTTGCGGAAATGGTGTTGAAGTAGACAGTGTGTTGAAAGTTGGTTATTCGGCAAAGATTGTTGCTGGTGAAGTCACTGACACTTTCAAGTTGGTTGTTTACAAGGGTTCTTTCATGGGAGAAGATAGTTACGGCGAACCTTATGGTGCTTATAGTTTGGCTGATGCAAAGCCGAATCTTATTGCAGAAAGTGGTGATTACACAACCTTACAGCAATTGTATGATTGGGCTTCCAGTAATAAACAAATGTTGGCTCACTTCAATGTTGAGATGGAGGGTTCTGGTGCCACGGCTCTTACTGCTGTTGCTAAGACTTTGGCTTCTGGCGGTACGACTTCTTATCTTAGCAGTGGTGAATATGATGCCGTTCTTGAGGCAATTGCCGAAATGGATATCACCTTCTTCCTTTGTACCAATATGAATGCCGACAGTGGTGCTGCAATCAATTCTAATACAAATGGTAAATTATTCACGCACATCAAGAATACTGCGAAATTCACTTCGCATATGTTTGTTCCTGGTGGTGAAGAAGATGATGATTTGTTTGGTGAATCTAATTGCTCAGAAGCCACGGCAAAGTATTATGACAGCGATCAAGTTGTTGTTGTACATGGTGCTCCTATTGTTACCCGCAAGGATCAGAACGGAACTAAACAATTGCATGCAATTTATTTGACGGCTGCTATTATGGGTCTTAATGCTGGTATGGCTCCTCAAACTCCTCTCACCTTCAAGCGTATTGGATATGGCGCTTTTGCTTATGACCTGAAGCGTCGTGAACGCGAAAGAGCATTGCAGGCTGGCATTATGCATGTTCGTAATGTTAGCGGATATTGGTGCGTCAACCAAGGTATAACAACGCTTCAAAATAATAAGAAAACTATTGCAGATGATGGTCAGACATTTGAGTTGTCCATAAGTCTGATTAAAGCACAACTAAACAAGGAACTTATAACTGAGGGACAGTTGCGCTTTACTGGATTGACGGCTGCTCAGGCATCTCCAGAATCTGTCAAGAACTTTACTGAAACAAAGTTGGCTTCTTTTGTTGCAAGTCCTGGTAACGATAATCTCCTTATAAGTTGGAGAAATGTTAAGGT